TGTAGCAAATATAGGAAATGGAGCGATTAGTCAAATCAATTTGGATCGATATGTTCCACCACCAACCATACCAGAAGCAATGATATGTTTTCCAGCAAATACACCGGTTGTAACAGATCAAGGTATTATTGCCATAGATAAAATCAATCCGGATATTCATACCATCCATAAAAAAAGAATTGTGGATGTAACGAAAACGATTACTCCGGACAATTATTTGGTGTGTTTTGAAAAAGATTCATTGGATGTAAATTATCCGACAAAAAAAACAATGATAAGTAAAAATCATAAAATATATTATCGTGGACAAATGTTGGAAGCTGTTAGTTTCCTTGGACATTTTGAGAAAGTTTATAGAGTCAAATATAATGGCGAAATACTGTATAATATTTTAATGGAAGATCATTCAAAAATGTTAGTAAATAATCTGATTTGTGAAACATTACACCCAGAGAATATTATTGCAAAGTTATATACGAGACAATCAAAATATAGTAATAAAGAAAGAAAACAAATCATAATGTTATTAGATGAATGTAGTAAACAGAAAAAATACAAGACTTATAATAAAATCATAAAATCATTATAGATTGTGTGTGCGTATGATTGAATTCCATTTGTATCTCATAATATATAAATGGAAAAGGATGATGAATCGAAGGACGATGAAGACAAAAAACAAAAAACAACAAAAAATGCCTATGTTTATTTATTAGAATCAAGCGACCATGCAACTTATGTAGGCGCAACAGTGGATCCAAATCGTCGTTTACGACAACATAATAAAGAAATAAAGGGAGGTGCACATTTAACAGGTTCGAGAGTTGCCAAAGGTGAAACATGGTCACGAATATGTTATATTCAAAATTTTCCAGATTGGTCAGCCGCTTTGCAATTTGAATGGCGTTTTAAACAAATTTCCAGAAAATTACCGATGAAAATGATGCCTTTTGAACGACGATTAAAAGCGTTAAACATGTTGCTTGCATTCGACCGACCAACAACAAAAGCTATAGCATACAGTGAATGGGAGAATCCACCGGAAATTATATGGGATAATATAGATGCAAAAGAATTTTATGAAAAAATGATATAACTGGAAATTGTATTTTATAATATATATAGAATAAATGGAAACAAAAAAAAAGAGGTTTAGAAAAAGAAAAACAATAAAAAAAAGAATAGTAAAAGGTGGAAAAGAAAATGATTCTGATGAAACTTATCAATATATTTACGAAAATGGTGATGTATATATAGGTCAATGGAAAAATGGAAACAGAAATGGTGAAGGAAAAATGAATTATAGAAATGGTGATATATATGAAGGTCAATGGAAAAATGGAAACATACAAGGTAAAGGAAAAATGATTTATGAAAATGGAAATGTCTATGAAGGTGAATGGAAAAACGGAAACATGCAAGGTCAAGGAAAAATGGTATATAATAATCGAGATGTTTATGAAGGTGAATGGAAGAACGGAAACATGCAAGGTGAAGGAAAAATGATATATAAAAATGGAGATGTTTATAAAGGTCAATGGAAAGTAAACGAAAAAAATGGTAATGGTAAATTGATCCAAATCTCCATATCAAATAGTATATTATTTACATATGACGGTGAATGGAAAAATGATTATATAAATGGACAAGGAAAAATAAAATATAATAAATACGGTCATGAATTTAGTGTTATTGGTAAATGGATATTACATAAAAAAGGTGAAGGAACAGGAAAAGGAAAAATGGTATATGAAAATGGAAAAGGAAATATTTATATTGGTCATTGGGAATGGTATTGGTATAAAAATGATGAATATAGTTATAATTATACAAACGGAAAAATGATATATAAAAATGGCGATGTATATGAAGGTGATTGGAAATTCTGTAATAAACACGGAAATGGAAAAATGATATATAAAAATGGAAATATTTATGAAGGTCATTGGAATGAAAATAAAAAAGATGGTAAAGGAAAAATGACATATTCAAACGGAGATATTATTTATGAAGGAGATTGGAAAAATGATTATCCTGATTCAAAATATAACATAGATGAAAAATTAACAAATAAATGGTTATTTACAGAAAATATAGAAAAATATAAAAAATCACCATCGTATTTTTATAATGGAAACCCGTATATAATAAATTATGAAATGATTTTACATAGAGAATATCCAGTCATTATTATTCCAAAAGGAACAATTTTGTATACTGCTTCATTTCATAAAAATAATAGAAAACAAGATGAAGAATTTTTATACAATTTACATAATTTACATCAATCGATAGAAGATGATTTAAAATTTTTTTATCCGTTACCATATTCAGAAAAAGGTGTAAACGATTATGATACATGTAATATAGTAATACTAAATCATGACATTAAAATTTTAGCATTATTATCTCCTGCTCCGCATTCTAGAAGATTAAAATATCCTATTGGAAATGCAATAAATGAAGAAGGATTTTCATATTACAATGATGATTTTATTCATACATGTAAAAATGGTTATGATTTATGCATAAAAAATAAAAAAATAATGAAAGAAAAAAATATACAAGGATATATAACATTGGCCAAAAATGATACATTATCCCATGGCACAAGATGGAATGAAATATTGACTGAATATAAAGATTATAATATAGAATATAAAACTATAGAAAGATTACTTTATTTATCATTAATGGCTTCATATGAAGATATATTGAATAATAAAGATATTGTAAGTAGTAACTATCCAAACCAATATTTTGATACAGATAGAATATATGGAATTCCTGAAATTGTTTTGTCGCCAGTCAATACAAATTTTTTTTATACAAATTATAAAAAAGAAAATATTATTATAAATAGAGATATAGACATATATAATTATAAAAAATTGAATATTGTAGACATTGATGAAGTGAAAGATTATTTGGATAATATTTCACATAATATTATAAGTAATCAACAATCGCCAGTGTTTCATATATATAAACCTGATATGAATAATTATTATAAATATTATGATGGTAAAATAAAAAAAAATGATGAAATATTGATTGAGGATGTAGATTATATACATTCTTATGAAAATCCAAATTCATCTAATATTTGCGCATTTGAAACAATTGCATATAATAAATTGAAAACAAAAGTAACTGGTGGAGATTCAAACATCATTCAAAGAAAAATAGATGTGAAAGATTCAAATATTAATTTGTATAAGAAAAAGAAGATAATAAATGAAAAAAATACAGATGAAAACCCACCAATATTCGAAATGACAAAAAATAATATTCCAATTGCATTTTTTTAGACCTTTGCATGAAGAAATCAATCCTTCAAACTGAATAGCGGATAATCACTTGCAAAAGTCTAAAGGTCGGCATTTAGAATGTAAAATGTAAAAACATAAAAAGAAATTTCATTCAATATATATAGATTGAATGGAAACTGAAAATTATCGAATAAAGATAAATGATAATATATTCCATGTGCAAAAATCAGTATCAAAAATATATACAAAAAAAGATATTCCGTATGAATTTTTGAAAATTGGTGGAAAAGATATGTGTGTTGAATACAAATATGATAAAAAAAATCCAACCTACGCAGAATTACAATGGTTACATACGGATAATAGAAAATGTGTTGAAGGAAATATGGAAATAAAAAAAGAAAATACTGTTTTTTTATTTTGGTTATCTGTTCAATTACTAAAAAAATATATTCCTGTATCAAAAATAGAATTTTTGGATAATAGTCATTTTGTCTGTAAATTACCGAATCAATCAACAGTAAAAATATTTTTGAATCATTATTCGTTTTTATTTTACAATGGACATACATGGTATGATACTAAATTTGGAGCATATCCATTGGATGAAAATCAACGAAATATATATTTTTCTTTTTCTGAAAATTTCGACAATCCGGAATGCAAACCAATATCATTTGATTTTATGAATGATGGATTGAATGATTTATTTCAACCAATATGGCAAAAAACGAAAACATGGAAAGAGTTTTTACAAAAAATAAATAAAATACCAGATATATGTCAAAAATCATATCCATGGTATTTGAAAGCATCAAATATTATTCGAAAAAATCAACCATTGCCTGAAAAATGGATGATCGATTGCGATAAAATGAAAAATATAGAATTTGTAAGAATCAATGGTGGAAGAAAAAAGAATTTTTCAACATTTGTCTATGATATTTCTATATGTTGTGACTATCCAAATAACATTGATTGTCGTAATATGACTTTTTGTTGATCAATCAATTTACAAATCAAAGTAAGGATTGTCGTGTATTTTGGTAGAACAATATTCTTTTGGTTCTTTTTTATAATCTTCTGGTTGATAAACACCGCATTCCTTTGCATTTTCAAGTAAAAATTTAAAATTATTCCAAAAATCCGATTTGTGTCCAATACTAGAAGTCATTAAATGAGAAAGTTCATGAATCATAACAAATGTAAGCGTTTTTTCATCAATTAAATGGCTATCATCCTCTTTTTTCACATTTAAACAAAAAGCTATTTTCTCACCTTTGTTTTCAGAATAAGCCGTGTAGGAACTATTGGGTAAAGTTTCCGTAATTTTTTTTGGATTAAAATTTTTGACTAATCGTTTGACATTTTCATCATTGGGATATTTTTTATTCATAAAATCGACTAGCTGAACACCTTTTTGTGTAACTCTTGCTAATAAATCCGCTGCGTTTTTCATATTTTTTCGTTCACGGACACAATATTTATTACCATCTACATCAGATACAATACATTTTAATTGAAAACTAGTGGATGTGTCAATATAAATATAAATACAATAACCCAAAATAGCTAAAAAAACAATATATCCTAAAATATCGGAAGTTCTCATTCTTATATACTCTGTAGGTTTTTATTAGATCAAAAAAATTGAAGATGGAAATCAAAAATATGAAAAATCATATCAAAAACCAAACCATACAAAAGAAAACCAAACAAAATCAAAATCAAACAAAATGAATATTATTACGAATTTTGAACAAAGTAAAAAGAAATTATTGTATACAACAATAGAATTTGAATATGATTCCATCAATAAAACTTGTTTTGTTGTATTAAATGTATTCCATCCAAAAATAAATATTTACAAGAGTGTTATATTACCAATTGCTTATAATGAATTTATGGATCCAAATGATAGTTCTTATCGAGTATCTTCAAAATCGTTTATAATAAATGACCATTTGTTTCCCATATTGTATGAACCAAGATTATATGATCCATGCATGAAAAAACCATCCGATAGCAGATATTGTTATCAAAGTGAATATGATGAAATCATGTATTTACAAACAAGTTATGGTATGTGTGATTTTTACGAAACATTTTATAATTGTCAAGTGTGGATAGCTTATATGTTATATATGAAAAATATGGAGAATATCTAAGACCATAGAAAAAATTGAAAAAAAGAGAATTTCAAACATCCAATGATAAAGAAAAAATGAAATATATAGTAATATTGTTTATATGGTATTTATTACAGGCAAATGCATTTATCACACAATTGAATACAAATGTAAAAAATATAGTATCTTCACAGGCGATTTTAACAACCATTACAGAAAGATTCAATATGGAAATGGTTACGAATGAAAATATTATCAATGACATCGCAAATTTTCAAAAACATCCTTTGGAAAATATTGGCGCTTTTATTCTCATTGCAGGTTCTATATATTTCCAAGAAAAACAAATAAAATATATTGATTACAAACTAAAAAATATTGAATTATTTACAAAAATAAAGAAACGAACAAATACAATCCTTATTATATTTCTATTTGTATTTACTCGAAATATAGAAAACGCTGTATAAAACGAAGCGAAACGAAGTATCTACGACAATTCCTCAATCTGAAAAAAAAGATTACAAACTTTTTTTACTGCAGCAACCGTAGGAACATGTTCACCGACCATACAAATATTCATATTGTCGCGTTTGAAATAAGTTTGAAGAACACGATTCACAGATTCAACGGAAATATTCTTATAATAAGTATCGTATAATTTATCATAAGGAGTTATTTTATCAAAATCTTTCAATAGTAATAATTGTTCTCCATTATATTCACATTGCGTATCATTATTTTCCAAAGATTGCATCATTTGTCCTTTGATATAACCTTTGGCAATCTCCAATTCTTCCTGAAAAACTCCTTTTTGAATCATTGTTTGTAATAAATCCATAATTAATTCCAAGACACCATTTGAATGCATCATTTTATGATAATCACATTCAGTTGAAATGGTAAAATCGCCGATTCGTTCATAATAATTCACATCAACATCGGAAGAATAAGTAACTCCGTGATTTTCGCGTAAAATCATGAAAAGACGCCCACTCATACCTCCAACAAGAATGGTTTTCAATACATTCAAGATATATTTATCGTCGGAAAAAATGGAACATGTTCGAAAACTAACGGTTAATAATGTAGTAATAATTCCCTTTTTTTTCTCGATTTTCAATTGAATATCTTTTTGTGGTTTGAATGATACATCAAAATTCATGATATATTTGGCTATTTTTACTACAGGTTCTCGTTTCTTCATAAAAAAAGTCTTTTTAAAAATCTTTTTTATCGTTTCAAAAGGAATATTGGAGACAATACTAACAATCATTCTATCTGGATGATAAAATAAATGATAGAATTCGAGAACATCGTCATATTTTAATGCATTTTTTTTATGATAATCTAAACAATCCACTGGGTTCTCATACGAACTTCCATTATAAATGAATTGATTCGTTAATCTTGTAATCAAATCCTCTGG